TTATGAAAGCTATCGATGGCAAAAGGCCATCCCGGGTGACCGCTCCGGAATGTCAAATAGACACCACACGTACACGCACTGCGCAACGCTCCCCGACCGCGTCGTATCAGACAATCCTCGAAAGGTGTTTAAGACGAGAGCGTCGAAGCCGTGCCCTGCTGGGTATTACAAGGTGATGATGTTTGTCTCACCGGGTAGGCCAACCAACTACATTCGACAGGGTGATTTCCACTTTTACAAACAACACGGTGTCGTCGAGTATAAGGTGAAGGGAGGTGACACGGCGGTGTCGATTGCGAAATTCTTCAAAGTACCCATCTCACGCATCCGTCGCGCGGGCTTGGTGAAACGCGGCAAGTGTCTCGTCTTTAAGGCGAATTGTTGGTCACACAAACGGGGTTGGGCCACCGGTCCCCTGCTCACGGATGCATCCGGCAAAATGATCTCTGACCCGAGAATCGCGAACCGTAAGTACCCCGGTTTGAACTACAGTCGACACTGTTCAACTTTCTGCGTCAAGAACAAGGGCATTAAGGTCGGAAAGACTCACCCCAAAGTCAGACAGAAGCGAGTCTAGATCGGCATCGTCTTCAGCGGGTATTTCCATGTCAAAACACTCGAGCACACTAAAAATTTGCTCATCGTTCAGCGTTAGTGTGTTTGACGTCGCGTTAAATTGATTCTCGACGGTGAGTGTGATCTTATATTTGGACACATCGAACACTTTCCGACACAGAGGACACGTGTTGTTACCCAGACTCTTCCATTTTTCTATACAACCACGGTGAAATATATGCCCACACCGAATCGGCGGGTTATGCCTCGTGGCTCGCACAGGGTTCAGGCATATGTTACACGTGTAATCGCCGTCGTGCATCCTAAGCTGTATCTAGGTAAATGTTTTGTTCATTATACGCACTTACTTTCGTCCCGTGTACGTTTTGCGAACCGCGGGTTGAAGTTCGTTAATTTTACTGAGCGCCTCAGGTCCGGTTTGTTGGAGGTATTGGCGCAAACTGTAGTTGTCCTCGGGTTCAATCGCGTTCTGGGCCATGACGAATGAATCGACGAGTTTCGATGAATTTTGAATAGTGTAGCCACGACCATCGGCCATGCCTTGTCTGGTGCTCATGCTCGCTTTTATAATACACGTGTAGAAATTATTTTACCCCAACTCGTCAACCCACGACGGCGCAGCTCTGCGCACAGACCGTTGACCTCGTGACCTAAAAATATATCTTCTTGTTTCTCGACACGATGCTCGCGCATGAGAGCGTGTTCAGCACTGGCGACCGCATCAACTATCACCTTGTATCCCCAAGACAACTGTTTCAGTGAGCGCGCGCCCGCGATGATCGATTTACCACTTCCAAAGATCGAGGCCGTGAGACGTCTACTGTCGTCATCGGCTGAGTAGAACTTGACCTTCAGCGCCGCATACACGTCGGGCGTAAAGTTTGGTTCGAACATACCGTCAAACGCCATGAGATGCGCTTCCAATTTTTTGAGATCGACCCCGTACCCGAGGCTAAAATTACCGTTTATCATCGGTGTTGTGTATTGAACAGGAGTACATATTGGAGTCTCAACAAGCCCAAAATGGTTCAAAATGTTCTGTGTAACCTGAGTAGCGATCATCTCACACTCAAAGAGGTCACGCGCGCCCGTCACGTGTACCGTGCCCTCTTTGTTTTTAAAAACCTTGATCGACTTACCTTTCCCGCCTCGCACGTCGTGGAGACGCATAGACACCTGGCTCGCTTTCGCAAACCTGGACGTGGCAGAAGTCCACGTGAAACGTGGACCTGACTCACCCGCACGCAAGACGATTGGCTCATTGTCGAGCATCACCTGTCTGAGTTTACAAATATCTATGGTCTGTCCCGCTTTAATGTCAACGGTGATCGTGGTGATATTAAGCCACGACGGACGGTCCTCCTCACGAAAGCGACGACGCAGATCATCGATCGTCAGTATGAACTGAAAGCTCTCCATCTGCTCGCGCCTCTGGAAGACGTCGCCGTCGCTCATCTCGTAGTGACGCGACGCACGACGAAGAGTGACGCGAGCAACAACAAGAATATGACAACATATTTATCGAATTGCTTGATATTTTTAAGCACCATTTCATCTATATTTTCGAATTTTCGCTTGTAAGTGGGCGGTTTGAACGGTAAATATACCCACCGACCAAAGGGGAAAATGGTCGGGTTCATTCGAAAACTACAATTAAGCAAATAATCGTACCACGCCATTATCAGGTATGGTAGGTATAACAAGACCACGAGCCAATACTTATTTCTAGTGGGCACCTTCCATAGCACGACGGAAGCTATGAGTGCGATGGCCGCGTTAAGGGGCAGCGAGTTGTGCGCGCACTCGTACGAGCTATTGTACCAGTTCGTCAAGAGGAAGTTCACGAGCACGAAAAGCGCGGGGCGGTCACGGGGAAAATACCAATACGCGAATGCGACGTAAAAAGAAAAGACGACGCACTTCAGGTTCAGGTAATCGAGGGGCCACCGATGGTGCATTATTGATATATATGTGTTTTTCTTTTACCGCGCCTGATTATTTGCACGGGAAAAGAAAAGAAGGTTTATTTTTTGCGTCGCATGTAGAGGAACGCGGCGATGGCCACGACCGCGATAGCCGCGACGACGCGTCTGTCGACACCACCACGTCTGCTCGCACGAGAGTCGAGAACACCCGAAGAAGACGGTGACGGGAGCGTCAGAATCTCTTCGTCGATGTTACGACGCGGGTGAAGAGCATTCTCAGGCTTATCGAGGGGTGGCACGTCACACGGTACACCGATGCGAGTGTCCGACCCACCCGCGCCGTACTTACACATGACGCTCGCCTCGGGCTCGGGAAGACCGCCTTTTGCGTTCGCACCGGGTTCGTGTGCCCGATACGGACCGTCCGAGCGTCGCGAACCCGGTGGATCTCGCACGAAAGGGTTGTGCCTGTTCATCCTATTGCTGTCGTTCACCATGAGAATCGACGGCATACTGTCGAGGCTTCGGTATATGTTTTATAGCGATATATTTTTTTCCAGCGACCTTGATCCTGTGCTCGCGCCACATTTGTTCGAGATCGACATCGAGCATGTGCGCGAGCTGAAACAGGTAAGAGAAGACGTCAGCCATTTCACTGCGAACTTCGCACCCTCCTCGACGTCGACGGGGTCCCATTTTTCGAAACGTGCCACGCTCCTGACGAATCGCAGATGCGAGCTCACCGAACTCCTCGCTGAGAAGAAGCCAAACGCCGTCCACGGAAGAGGTGTCCCAACCCTTCGCACGACACATCTGATGTGTTTCCCATTTGAAGTCGTTGAGATTCGCCATTTCGTCTTGTATTGAAGGTAACCAATTCTCTAATGGGTGTCATTAAACGAAATCACCCGATTGAGGTATCTTCTTACCAGCCGTGGACGTGTTCACAGATCGATCCATCAGCTGCAGGGGTTGTGACACGGCGTCTCGGTACGCGATATACTGCGCGACGCCCGTCTTTACCTGCGCAGTGGCCGTGTCAATCACGCGCGTGTTCATGGACTTGACCTGTGCGCGCACGTCGGTGAAATGGTCGCCCGAGTTGTTAATGAATACGACGCGCATGATCGAGACGAGATCGGACGTGTCCTGGTAGTCGATCGCGATGCCGGTCTTGTTCTTGAAGTCCTGGCGGATGGCGCGTTGAAGGAGATTGATGTTGAACTCGCTAAAGAATAAATTGTTCAGAGGGGTCTCAGTCTGTTTCAGCGAATTGATATTCATCCTACTGTGTGCGACGAAAATAAATTTCTCCACACATTGTAATACAAAAATGGACTTCGACGCGTACTACAGTCAGGGGCCGAAAAACACGAAAGAAGCAAAGCCCATGTTCGTCGGCAACTACCCGGCCGTCGCGAAACAGGGCGAGGAAGGAAAGTTTGGTAACGATTCGAGATACCTGGGAACTCCGCGTGGGGAGATGACAAAACGCGGTGCGACGACCGTCAGAAGTGCTGATTTAGCCAAGTAATGATTCACCTCAAAAATAACCAATATCAATTTTTGATGCGAAAACAGGCTTAGAAGAATATCGTCACCTTGATACAGGAAAAGGCAATGCGTGTAACCAAGAGAAACGGCAAATACGAGGACATCAAGTTCGACAAGGTCACGAAACGGATCTCGAACTTGAGCGATGGGTTGTCGGACCTCGATTGTTCGCGCGTCGCCCACCAGGTGGCGTCGCAAATGTACGATGGGATTCACTCGCACGAGATCGACACTCTGAGTGCCGAAGTATGCGTCGGCTTGATTACCGAGCACCCGGACTACGAGGTGCTCGCGACGAGAATCGTCGC